ATAATGTGTTTCTATTGTTACTAGCCTCTTTTCATGATTTTGAATTGATTCTGACATAGTCTGTGTTAAATCTTCGTGTTCTTCTATTCTATCTGAATTAGATTCAACACCGTTTTCAAGAGTAGTTTTCATTGCAACAACAGAAGCAAACATCCCTAATAAAATTAAGATAAAAGATAATATAGCAATCCAAGTTTTTACTTCTAACTTGTGCTTAAATATTTTTTCCATATTATCACTTTTATGATGTTGCTATCTTTGCTACATACACCTGATTATTTTGTTGCCATACAACTACTTTATCTGTGGTTATTGGTGCTAATGCTAAAAGTGCTGCTGCTGCTAATGTTTCATCTCCTGCTGGAAATGTTACAATTACATTATCTCCTGCTCCTATTTTGATCAACTCCTTTGAATTTTATAATTAAATAAAAATAAAAAATAAAAAATTATTTCCACTTACGGAACTCTTCATGTCCACAGCTTTGACATTTATAATCAAGTCCTTTTTCTGATTGGAATTTGACTAAAAGTTCTTCATCACACTTAGGACAATCTTGATATAATTCTTCAAGATTAGCTGTTCTGAATTTCTTAGCAACTTTCTTTATTTTTGGTTTTTCTTTTCCCATCTTCACTCCTTAAGATGAATCAACCTGTAGATATGTGCTTGCGCTTGCGGAGGTCTGATTTGCCACGATTCCTGCTTCACTCTTTCCTGTAGTAATATTAGTATTACAATTAGTTATGCAGTTGTTATAAATCAGAATACTTCCTGCAGTTGGTTCTGTTGCTGGAAGTTTAATACCAGTATCTGTGCTTGCACTTCCGATTATCATGTTGCCTGCAATCAATTTATCTGGTCTGTTTCCGCCTGTATCTCTGACATCAATTCCAATTCCAGCTGCTGGCACAAAGAGCAAACAATTTGTAACTTTTGTTCTTGTTCCTGATAATACAATCCCTGCTGTTGAATAGTTATAAAACTCACATCTGTCAACATGCATATCAACTGTATCCTGAACTGTAGAACAGTTGATTCCACTGTTAGTTGTACCACCACCACCAAAATGACAGTCATGAATATGCACTTTGTAGGTTGTAGCTGTGTTACTCATCTGAATTGCATTTTTACTGGTTGTATTTGTTATAAAGTCCAATCCTGCAATCTCTACTTCGTTACTATTTATTGACAACATATGGTCTCCTGCAGTGTTGCTTTTCATACTTGTTGGTCCCCAAATATATCCAGATGTTCCTGCACCGAATATCTTAAGACCTACTTGTGTAATTGCAACTGTTGCTGCTTCTGAATATACTCCATGTCCTATGAATATTACATCATAATCTCCTGCAGCTGCAACTGCTTCAGTAATTGTCAAGAATGCTTCTGCGGGTGATGATCCATCTCCACTTAATGCAGGTGCAGTCTTATTTTTGTCAACATACCAAATTTGTGAGTCTTTAACAACTTGAACACCTGCTCCACCAACTCCTCCTTGAAAAGTTATGTGTTCACTAAATACATAAGGTCCATTTGTATATGGTGGTGCAGCGACACCTCCACCTGGACTTGTTCTAAATCCGTTTCCCATTTTTCTTTCTCCCTGGGAGTTGTTTGCCCCTCTGTAGTTTACAGAGTGCTTTCACCATGCGGTCCCAGGCCACATGATACAGTTGTCAATTAAAAAATAAAAAAAATAAATTAATATCCTATTACAAAGATATTGTGGATTCCTGTAGATAATGTTCCAAGAGTTATTATTCCTGTTGCTGGATCAAATGAACTATCTGTTATAGTTGATAATCCTGCATCATCTTGAACTATTATGTTTAAGACTTGTGTCATTGCAGTTCCTTTTCCATCTGTTGCATCAGTATCTAAATCAATTAAAAATCCTGTTGCAGCATTTTCATCTGACTGGATAGAAATGAACTTCAAATCTCCTGAGAATCCAAATTTTCTGAATGTTTCAGTTACTTCTGTCATTTTTCAACCTCCTCACGCAATACCATACATCTGAGAGCTTGCTGCTTCAAATGTATTCACGATAGTTAGGTATTCTTTTAACAGATATACGAAACCATCCTGGTCGGTGTATTTTTCTTCATATGTTAAATCCTGAAGAACTGGAAAGAAAATATATCTCATATCTAAGAATAATATTCTCTTTGCACTTGCGCCTGTTGGCATGAAAACGTCTTTGATAAACATCAGTTGATCAAATTCGAATGCATCAGGTATACCAAAGCCTAGAATTCCTTCTGAGGGATTTGATACTTGTCTTTGCAGATCTAACAGCAAACCTTTCACGTAATTATGTGTGGTTGCGTCTGTAACTGCAAGTGTTGGAAATCCGTTGTTATTAAATGTAGTAGCTATCTCAGCTCTAATTAAAGGTAACGTTGGGTTTCCGCCTGACCTGTCTGTTGTATTTGTGGAAATCAATTTAATCATACCACTAGGTTCAAGTGGACTTGTAGTTGCATCTCCATTTATCAATGCATCTTCTTCAGCTTCATATATTGAATCTGTCTTAACTCCAAGATCTAACTGTACAGGATCTATGAATCCTCTCATACCTGCGATTGCTGGACCTGAAATTAAACCTTTGGCATACAAGAACTTAATTGCAACACTTACTCTTTCGTAAGTATCTAAAACTTCATTAAGTGCTCCGCCTTCAGCTGCCCAGAATGCTCCACCTTTTGCTGTAAGTGGAATATAATCATACGTAAGACCTCTTACTGCACGTCTAGGTGTCAGATTTCTAAGCGGTGTCATCCTAATAGTTCTATTTACTATATTAGGGTCCGGGTATACCGGAACTAATGCGGTACCTGCTGTACCTGCTCCACCAGTTTGTGAATCAATGGACGCTTTTTGAATATTAGCTTTTTGAACTTCATAAGTGTTCTTAGCTATTTCCATTCTCTTATCTACTCTAGTGAATGGGTTATAGTATTCTTTAGATTGTCCACCAAACTGATCTGAATCTATCCTTCCAGCATCGAATCTTGATCTACACAAGTCAACACTGAAATTCTTTTCAAAATCTCTAAAATTTGATTTCATTTTTTCTCCTCCTAGCCTACCATGATTGGCAATTTACCTTCTTTGAATGCTTTGTCAGCATCTTCAGCAGATACATTATCTTTTTTGCCACCTTGGTCTGCAAACTTTTGCTTTTCAAGAGCTTCTTTCTTTGCTACTTCAACTGCTTTTTCAGTTGCTGCAATTTTGTCAGTAACTTCTTTCAATTTCTTATCAGCTTTGTCAGCTGCTTCATCAGATTTTTCCTTATCTTCTTCTGCTTCTTTCTTCAAGGATTCTAAATCTTTTTGAAGTTTCGAAATTTCAGAATCTTTTTCAATTAACTTCTTCTCAAAGTCTGCTGTTGCTTCACTAACTTTTTTCTCAACGGCAGCTTCAAGTTCTTTTTTACCTTTGTCATCCATTTTCTTTTCCTCCGTGTTTTTGTAGGACTTTGCTACGGCCAATGCTCGACCATGCTTATTGCTTGGAATTGCCACAAAAGACGCTTCCAATAATTCTAATTCCTTATATATTCTCATACCATCTACATCATCATAGTTTTTGACAATTGCTCCAATAGAAATTCCTAATTTAGCGCCTTCATCTAACATACCTTTTATGATTTTAGCGTTTGGATTAGATTTAAAGAATTTAGGCTCAGCAACAAATGCCGTGTGATTTCCTATTTCAACAACCCGTCTATTGACCCATTCTGCAACCATCTTCAGGACAGAATTATCATGATCAACTAGGCCAGCGATATATCCAACATCATTTCCTAGTTTTTCAACACATCCTTTAGAAAGTTTTTCTTCGTCTCTGTCAACAGAATCATCAGATAAAATCGCAATATATTTACCTTCAGCACCCTTCATAACTGGAGCAAACAATTCTGTTTTGTAACCTTCAGTTGTAGACTTTTTCATTATTCTAAAATTTAATTTAATATTAAACTATATAAATACAACTCTAAAATGGTTTAAAGAAAATTACAGATCTGCAATGAGGATGTGCCGGGGGGGTTGAGTATGCTTTATGAGTTTTTGGATCAATAAAAGGATCATCAAGCAATTGTTGTTGGTCATTTAATCGTCTGCATATATCAGATGTTCTATCATCAATTGCAGAACTCCAAACTTTATTTCCTTCCATACCAGTCTCTTTATATCCTACTAATTTCCCAGAATTAATAATTCGTGTTGTCTCAGTACGTGCTATCATTTCACTTCGCCAATCAGAGAATTTATCATAAACTTCTTTTACATCTTTCTTAATTTCATCAATAGATTTATTTAATCTAAGTCCGTCTTGAACTGCTTTTATAACTGCTGCCTGGATCTCTTTAGTTACACCTTTTATCCCTGGCCATAGCTTACCATTAATAGTATATCCATTGATTTGTTGTTGCTGTAATTGAGCAAGTTTCTCTTGATAAGAATCAGTAAATCCTATATCTGTATTAAGTTCTTCTTCAGCTGATTTCATTCCTGTTATTAGATCTTCTTTAATGAATTTCAAGACATTGGTTGCGAATGCAACTGTGTTTACACTATTGAATAGATTTTGAAGGAACTCTCCAAAGTTCTTATTTAATACTTTTTCAATTGTAATTTTATCTATGGCTGCCATTGTCTTTCTCTCGAACAAATTAAAAAGCTTCAAAAGAAATTCAGAATAATCTTTTGCTTCAATTACAATATCCTGGCCTGCATCAATGTCTTTACTAACTGAACTTGGTGGAGGAACTTCTTCAGGAAATATTTCTGCTTGTTCTTCAGGTTCTAATGGCAATGTATTTGAACAATAATTTATCTTAAACTGAGTAATAGATTCAACTAAAGTAAGATTATTTTGTTCAGCAAAATCTATCAAATCAAGTATCATGACAACAGAGTAGTAATCCCATTTCTCTTTGCTTTTGACTACAAAGGTAAACTTATCAACTTCTTCTAAACAATGTATTGTAGGGTAATGACCATTAACTTGATCTAATTCTATTTTATCCCTGAATGTTTTAAAGTTTAATTTCAGCATTTTTAAGTCCATTCGATTTTGATATCAGATATTTTATGGTTATAAAGTAATTTTGTTGACATTCTTCTTAATAAAAAGTATACGTCTATGATTTTATTACACCAGAAGTCCTGTACATCAAATTTATGGCAAGCTACATCAAAATCACCATCGGCTATTCTGACTTCTTGATACCAAACTTTATCATCTTTTCTTGTCATAGTATATTCATAAATAGGAAGGCCGTTTGCAACTTCAAACTTCTTTATAGTGTTTCCGGACACTGCACTAAGTTGAAATGCCATATCAATGAACTTTCTGATATCTTCATTTTCTATTGTTAAATCTGACTCAGTATGTAATTTAAATTCCATCTTAACAGATGGATCATCATAATTTATTTTCTTTACCATGTTAATCTCCTTTTAATCTTTATCAGTGTGCTCTTTAATATGACATGGAACACAAAGTGTTATTCCATTATCAACTTCATATCTTAATTCTATACTTTCAATCCAAGAAACTATATGATGTGCATTTAAATCTCTTCTTTTTACTCCACAACCATTATAATAACCACATCTTTGGCAAGTAAAGTCATCTCTTGTAAAAACTTCTATTCTCCAATTTTTATAAGCTGAGTTTCTTCTTTCTTTATCAGAATCTCCTCCTTTCCACATTGGATTGTTTGGTCCTGTCATGCGTTTTCTTATTTGTTCTTGTGTTTCTCTATTTGGGAATTCTTTTCCTTTCATTGAATTCCAATAACATTTTCTCGAACAAAAATATTTAATATTCCAATCAAAAAAATTAACTCCACATTGTTTACACTTTCTCAAGGGTTTTCTATGAATTCCTCTTTTCCTTCCAAATCTTCCTATTTGTATCATTTTCACGACTTGTCCTGGTGTTCGTACCAATCTACTCTAAAAGTTACATAAATATCTGCAAAAGTTTGAATTGATACAACATATTTTGTGCTTGGTTTAAGGACATATTCATTAGTTCCTCTTTCTCCACCTGCTGCGACTGTCTTACTTCCAACACCAGTAGACCCTGAACGATAAGCCATAATTGTTATAGCTCCATCTGTGAGTCCACCTGTTGGAGTTCTTGTTACAATAACTCCTGCAACGGTTGGTGTTCCAACTCTTCTTCTATTAATTTCATCAAGTGCAGTTCCATCTACTCTATCTGAACCCTCTGTAACAAGAACAAGAGTTTCTCCTGTTGCTGCAATATTAAATAGCATATGAGCATACTTTGCCCCTGCCGGTGTGGTTACTTGATATTTAATGGTTGTACCATTAACATTTTGAACATCACAAACAGTAAAAGAACTTCCTGCATGAATCTCATGATGTTCATATTCTATTGTTTGAATTGAATGAGTTGATCCATCAATTCTAATAGGTTTTATAGTATCAGCGTCTATTCTCCCATAAAGAACTCCATTCACAACTAAGCCGTTCACACCGTCTAAATTAGTATCATCATCTGTATTTTCAACAACAGCTCCATCATCTGTGCCATCTGTTATTTGTGTCTTTTGAGAACTATCTGTTATAGCATCATTTGTCACCACAAGACTTCTATCTGTTGTGATTTTTAATACTCCAAAATCATTAGGGTTTACTGAATCACTTGTAGCTATGCCTCCAATAGCAAGTCCTCTATCTGTACCAGGAGTAAATTCAGTATCATCTACAAATTCAGAAGCATTTACTGTTTTAAGAGCGTCAAGGTCATCATCAGTTATTGGATCGAATGTTGGTGTATAAAGTCCAACAACCGTAGTCCACATAGCACCTTCCTCCCCTTGCCATCTCTTCCATACTTGTGATTTAGCTTCATAATAATATGGTAGATTAATTACTAATTGAGGATTTTGACCAGCTGGAATAGAATCATTATCAGTTTCAACCAGAAATCTACTCCAAAAATCAGCAGAAGAATCAAATCCATAATTTAAAGGTATAATTGTAGGTAGAATTTGAGATTTAGCAATTGCATTATCATCAACATCTTTAATTTGGTCTGGTAATGTAACATTAAATGGGTTTAAATCAGTTATTTCATTTCCATCAGAATCAGTATTAGTTACTCTATGGGCCTTAGCCGGCCATTGTACAGTGTCTTGTTTAACGCCATTCAACTCATCAGCTGTTGGCTCTCTATTTGCTGTCATTCATAAAACCCTCAAACTTCTTCCTGAATTTCTTTTCTTTTTCTTTATCTTTAGGATTAGGATTTTGAGGTGGCACACCGCCAAAATTTGAGAAACTTTCTGCAGGATTAAATGGTTTTCTTAATGGTTCGTCACCCCAATCAACGTTCTCTTTGCCAAGCTTGTGACGATATTCATTTATAGTCATAGCACCAACTTCAAGTTCTTTCATGTCTTGGTCGAACTCAATTTGTTCCAGTGCATGATCTTTTGGTTTATATACAAATTTCAGACCAGGATTTACTTTTTGTAAGATTTCAGGGATTAATTTATTTGTAACTCCGTTTTCTAATAACGTCAAATAAGGTTTGATTGCGTTTCTTACAGTTACTCTTGCTTGGCCTTCATCATTAGATTTGTTTGCATTCTCAAAGAATCCTGCCTCTGTTGCACTTACTCCGAAAACACCGAATACAATCTTAAAATACCATTTCTGACCGTCTAACCATTCAAGGTCCCTGTTAGTTTCAGCTAATTTTATGAACTTATCTACGGCCCAATTAATGAATCCAATCTGATGAGGTTTTCCTTTATATTGATTATTCCATGCTCTTTTTAATTTTCTTAATTTATCTTTTGGCAGCTTAGGTAAACTAATTAATACATCCGGGATTGCATTGTTCGTGTATAAATCTTTATTGTACCTGGTACCTTGAATTAGAAGCTCTAGAACTTGTTGAATGGCCTGGACCGGAGAAAAACCGTATACACTGTAAGATTTCTTATTCATGATAAAATAAACTATTTCACCACGTTCAAATCTAGTAGGATTTTGTCTTGGATGCTTAAATGAATATTGCCAGTAATTAAGTAAATTCTTGTGAATATCTACCTGTTTCAACATTGTAGATCCATCAACAGCTTTAACTTTTCTTAGTTCTCTTTGGCCTAGAGGTTTCAAAATAAGACCGATTTCATGTCCGACAACACGTCCCCATGCATCATATAACGGCACTTCTCCAATAGAATAAGAATCTGATGTATAAACAAGGTTCCATACTCCTGCATCAATCTCACCTGAATCAGTAATTGTCTCAGAATTAACATCGTCTATTGACTCATCATTATCATTTATATTTCTTAAAAATTCTTTTACTGTTAGAATATCTTCTTTATGATCTGTTTTATCATCTTTATCTGTCGGCACAACGTCCCATTCAGTAGTATATATTTGTCTTTTGAACGTATTAAGAACCATCTGCACCCAAGATGATTGTGCCAGGTTTCTAATCTTTTGCGTGTCTACTCGTCTGGGTTGGCCAAGTCTGCTTGAGAAAAACCATTGGGGGTATATGGCTTCTCTATCTTCAGGAGCTTGGCCAGTATAATTCAATTGTGTTAAAGCAAGTTCATCATTAGAAATAGGCATTCCAGGTATTATTCGTTTACCAAGATAAGAAATATTATCAATAAATCTTTTAAAAGGCGCCATCTGAATTTTAAAATTGATACTAAACTATATAAATACAACTAAAAAAATAAAAAAAATTAGTTGAATGGGTTATCAAACACTGGTTTTTCATACAAATCTTGTGTTATGATTCTCCTTGATATCCGTTCAGCTATTTTCGGATGTGTAGCTAGATTCTTCTGATAATCTAGATAAGGCAGACTCTTTTTTTGAGTTTCATTGTATGCGTTTGGATCCTTCTCAATAGTTGCCTTTGAAGATTCCCTTGCCTTTTTAGCACATTCTGAAGAGACTTGCCTTATCAATAATTGAAGTCTATCTCTTTGGAATTTCACCGCTTGTTCCTCAAAAACAGTTAAATCTTTCAAGAATACTTTTACATTCTCTAGATCTCGTTCAATAGCTCCTATTTGCTGAAGTGCCTTTGATTTTGAGGCATTAAGTTGATTGATCTGATTTCTTGCTTGATCAAGGGTCTGAATCACATCTTTAGGTGTATGTTTCTTTTCTTGAGTTGTTTTTGTTTGTTTAAGCTTTTCGCCATCCCATGCATATGTTACTTCTTTTTCTTTTGCCATTGTTTATCCCTGTACCCTATCTATTTTTATTACTTCTCTTGTGATAGCTTTTCCACTTCTTATTTTCTCAGTCACTTCATGAGATATTCTGTACTGTGCAGACATTGTTCTTTTGATTTTACTTCCGTCATGCAGTTCAACATCAGCTTTATTTTCGTACAAGACTTTCTTACCTTTTTTGTCAACTTCATACACTCCGAAAGTAATGTCTGCCTCATCATTAGATATTTTCTTACCTTCTAACTTAGAGATGTGTATTTGCGGCGGTGTAGTTTTCCAATGTCCACGTACCTTAATTGAATTTGCCTGGGACATTTTCTTTATAGTTTCTAGCCTATGCCTCATTCTAGTAGGCACATCTATAAATACTTCTAATGTTGCTAGATCTTTCATAGCCAACAATTTCTGTTTTATTAAGTCAGACAGACTTGTAACAACTGTCTTAATGCTTTTCTCTTCCAATTGTGGTGGAAGGCTTTGTTCTAGTTCTTTTTTCTCTTCTGGTTTTTTATTTGGTTCTACCATATTATTCCTCCTTCTTAACTCCTTAATTTTTTAATATAATCAAACATACACTTTTCTTTACAAAAATGTTTGTCTTCATATTCAGATCTTCCTATTCTAGTTAATTCTTTGTCCCAATATTGCATATTAAAATTATAAATATACACCCATCCTTTATCATATGGAAACAAAGGTTTTTCGTTTTCTGACCTAGTTATTTCATTGTTGCAATGGTCACATTCAAATCTTGTTAATATTTCTTTAGTCATTTTTCCCCTCCAATTTGTACTCAAGTAATTGTTCTATCTCTTGAACAACGTAAACTTTATATGATGGACACATCTGTGGATCATCACATCTAACTTCGCTGCCGTATCCTGAGTCTGCACATTTAGGTGAATAAAAGCATTCGTCTGTATCTAACAATGCAATTATCTCATCTTCAAGCTGTTTTAACATTTTTATCCATTATCCTGTAATAAGTCACGGACCTTCTTAACTTTTTAACTCCGTATACTATCCTGATTTGTATCTCGTCCCTTTTTTGTAATCTTTTCAAACCTCTATAAATGTTTCCCCTGGATCTATCTAGTAACTTTATTATATATTCTGCAGTAACATATCTAGGATACTCTTTTCTTAGAATGTTTACTATCTCTTGTTGACTCATCCTTTAAGATTACCTCTTCATCAGACTTGAACTTAACTTTATTGTCTTTCTTTTGCAGTTCCTTTTTCTTGTATGTTTTTACCATTTGTCTTCAACTTTGTTTTCTTATTAACTTTTAAAATTTCTAGTTTTTTATTAACAAAAATAACCTCTGTATGCTTTTTTTTCATTGCTTCTTTCCAAGTATCTTTAAACTTTTTTAGATATTTAGGTGGTAACCCTGGAATTTGAACTATGATTATTTCATCCTTCGTAGGTTTCTTAATTCTTGTATATGTTGCATTAACAATCTTTTCATCTTTCATTAACTTATTAACAATATAAGTAAATACTGCACCAGAAAATACGCATCCTGCTGCAAATCCTCCTATAAAATGTATATAGTTTGGTATCATTTCAAATCCTCCTCTGTTATGTTGAAAAACTTCTTTATCCATTCCATCTTAGCTAAATTACTTCTCACACTTAATTCATCTGCTTTATACCATATCATTGCTTGAGAATGTGTTAATTTAGGTTTTATAGTTGCTCTTCTACTTAATATTTTAACCCAGTTGATTGCATTCTCTTTATTCCAATTTCTTACCCAATCAGCAGAAGTTCTATCTTGCCATGTTGATAATTCTTCATCTAAATCTTTATCTGTTTTTAGTCTTGTCATTTTGTTTTTCCATCAAGAGTGTCCATCCTATCTTGTAATTTTTCAATCTCCTTTTCAAAGTCTACATTTACTGTAACTTGTTCTTTATCTTCTATAACTTTCTGCTTTAGCATTTCTCCTAATAAATACATTTCACAGAACCTGCACAAATTAACTTCTTGTTTGTTCTCTAAATTATATGTATATCCATCTCCTTTATAGTGTTTACATTTCATTTTTTCCTCCGTAAAAATCCTTCAAAATCTTTTAATAATTGATTAATCTCTTGACATGGTATATTATACCTTTTCTTGAGTTCAAAGATTATCTTCTTTAAAACGTCTCTATTCGCATATCTGATTCCTCTAACTCGTCCCATTTACCATACAACCTCCACATCTCCTGTTCCTGCAGTCCCTAACAATAAAACCATACGCATTTTTATAGCATCTGCAAAGTCCGGTGATCTTCCAAGAACTTCTTTGATATCTTCTTTCTTTATAATCTGAAGTTTCTTTTCATTATCTTCTACGTCTCTTTTCTTGATAGCTTCAAGTTCCTCAATAATCCAGTTTCTTACTTCAGGATCTATGCCAGGATAGCATCCGATTTCTCCCTTGTCAACTAATTCAGCTAATTTAAAATAGCATTGTGCTCTTAGATTCCTATATGAATATTTCTCAGTCTCTTGAAGCCTGTATTTTGGATCATCGTCATCTTCTCTAATTGGTGCAGCTGCACTAACAAATCCGTAACTGCCTTCAACTTGATCAACTACACCCCCACCCATGCCACCATCATCAATCACTGCATTTTCATATGGAACACCATTTTTGTCACATTTAGATTTGATTTTATCAGCAACATATGTTGTAGTTCTTTCATAAATGTCCGGCATTGTATTTTTATCATCAAACCACACTTTTCTTATATAAAGCCCGTGCCAAAGTATAATAACAGATTTATCTCTACCAAACCTGGCTGGATCTGCAGTAAGATACATTGAATCTTCAGGAATAGGATTATAGGGCTTTGCAAAGATATTTATGATCTTTCCATATTCCATTAAAGCTGCATCATCTTCATCATATTCCCATAAACCGTCTTTAAGCCTGGCCCTCATGACAGGATCCTTAATCTTTGCCAGTAACTTTCCATAAGCTTCTGCAGTGTACGGATTATCTGTATACAATGATTTTATGAAACATGAATCGTCTGGCAACATTCCTTCATGATCTTTCTTGTAGAAATCAAAATATAGCCAGTTCTTTTTAGGGTTGCATGTAAGCAACATCTTAGGATATATGTCATATTTCTCGTTTAAATGCCTGCCTATCCTAGATTTAAGCACGTCAAACGCTTTAGCCTTAATTTCACCAGCTTCTTCAAACCACCCGGATGTATACTCCTCTGAACCAAAACGTTCATATAACGGGTCCCTTGGCATATAAGCAACATCTATAAGGTCTATCCTGGATCCGTTAAAGAATTGAATATAATTATACTGAGAATTTAATTTCCAGGCTGAATGGGGAATCTGATGTAATTGACACACTTTAAGAAATGTAATATAAGTACTTTTCATGATTCTTTTTAACTCATTTCTTGCAATGAACCATTTAGTTCCTGGATATGCCAGGCTCATGACAATCAACCATTCACAACCTACCCAAGACTTTCCACCACCGGCTCCACCACCGAATAGGATCCAGTTTGTAGTCTTATCTTTAAGTCTAGTCCAAGCCTTACCTTGCTTGATTGTCGGGTTAATTGTAAGTTTAAGTACTCCTCCCATGGTTATCTTTTTAATTCTTCTTTCTTTACTCTAACTAATCTATCATGTACATCAAAATAGCAAAAATAATCTTCTTCTTTGTCTGTCATTTTTCTTTAATCATCTTGCAAGGCAAGTCGATTTACGTATAACATTTTAGGTGAAATGATATGAAAACAAATCTATTGCCTTTTGCATGATTAAAAATAAGTGGGCTTAACAGCCACACTCTTTAACTCTACTTGATACGTCCCAAAAACTTTGTTGGTTGAGATAGTTGTATGTTTCACATTGTTCTATCCTTGGTAAGTATCTGTCGTCAAGGAAATCTAAGAACTCATTCATTAGATATTCTTGAACTTTCGAGAAAGAAGTACCACCACCGACTAAATCTTTTAGCCAGCTTCCTTCGTTGTCATTCACGTAATCTGTTACTGCATCAAACTCTTCTTCTAGTTCGTTATCTCTGCATATATCAGTGTTGAACCATCCACCGTCACAAACTACATCAACTTCTAATGC